AAAACTCCAATAATACCACCAATAAATACTGCAAATGTAATTATATCTTTTAAATCAATCATTTTAAATTTTAATTAAATATTATTTCGTAATTATTAACATCTTCCAAAGTTGTTAAATTATTAATTTCACTTTCAATTTCATTAGATTTTATTCTAATATTATTACGTTCAACTTTTAAATCAAAATATTGTTCTGGTGTTAAATAGTTAGTTTCTTGATGCTTAATTATTTTCCAATCAGTTTTTAATAGTTCTAAATTTGCTAATTCTTTAACTTCTAATATTCGTTCTAATTTTCTTTGTTCTCTTAATCTAATTAAACTAACATTATTCCAAATTTCTAAACAATATTGTTCGCTTGGTATTGGATTATTTTCTTCAATATACCAATTTGCAACCATAGTTTCATAATCTCTATGAGAACGGCTACCCTTAATTTTTAAATCAAATATTACTTCACTTAATTCCATTAAACTGCCTTTTTAATTATGTACGCTTGTGCTGTTTCTACCCTAACGTAAGTATTTGCGTTTGCTGAGTCCCATTGCAAAGTCAATAAAAAATTATTAGAAATTGTTTTATTTATTGTAACATCAGTATTTTTTGCACTGACAGTCTGCATTACTCCAGCCGCTGGTAATGTTCCACCTACTGCAAAAACGGCTTGATACGGCGTATTTGTTGCAAGAGAAGTTGCTTTTTGCATTGTTAAAGTAGCATTATTGCCACTTATAGAAATAACATAATATATTAACCTTGCTTTCATATTCATAAAGCTCGTACTGCTAGTAATACCGCTAGTTACTGACATATCAGTAGTGGCACCTAATTTTATTTTAGCAGTTAAATTTATTGAACCACCTGAATTTTGTAGTCTATAATACGCACTTTCTAAAACAACCATATCCCCTAACTCCAAAGTATTCGCAGGTATCGTAACCGTAACAATATTTATTTCACTTGTTGTGTTCTCACAATCTGCAAAAGTTGTTGTTAAGGGTATTAATTTATTACTATAATTTGCAATATCTAATTCTTCAATAACACCACTTCCAGCAGTTGTCCTACCTAAAATTTTATTAGTTGCAATATTTTGTAACTTTGCAAACGTAATTAAACTATCTACAAAGTTACTTAATTTTAGTAATATATTAGTTCTAACTGCCATTATTTTTAATCTTTATGAATTTTGTGTTTCTGAATATTCAATTAAAACGTAACCACTACCAGCACTTGAACTATCTGAAACTATTGCTAAATTAACTACTCCAGCATTTGAAGCACCTACTAAATAAGGGTCAAAACTTACATCTGCAGTTGTGCTTTTTAAATCACTATCAGTTGTTGCAAGTATTGGCAAATCGGTTGCACCATCTACTTTAATTGCTAAGGTCGGAGCCGTACCATTAAACGCTACACTTTTAACAACAGTAATTTTATCAATTTGACAACCATCTGACAAAGAAGTTGTTGAATTAATTGAACTATCAGTATAAGCAAAACTTAATTTAATTACTTTTTTATTACCTGTACCACTTGAAGCACCGTCACCTTTTAAAGTCCAAGTGCCTGCTTGTTTGTAATAAATACCATTTGCATTTAAAGATATTGTACCTGTTACTGCCGTTGAAGTTGCTAATTTAGTAACGTGCTTAACTTCTAATAATGCCGAACCTGTATCATAATATACAAGCCCTTGAGTATAAGCACCACCAGTCGTATGACAAAAACCATACTTACCTGTATTTGTGCCACCAGCAGGAGCGGAGCCACCGTCAAAACTAAATTCAATTAATACATCTGCACTTTTAACGTCAAAAAATGTTACTACATCATTATCCGTTGGTGATGACGTGCTGTTTGCTTCCAAACTTCTAAATATTAAATAAGCACTATCACCTGTATTTCTTAATTCTAAAACGCCACTATTATTTTTTAGTTTTGTTTTATTACTTTTACCTATTTCGTAGGTCGTTTGTAACGTACCTAAAGTATTTGTTTTAACTGCCATTTCAACCTCAATTTATTTATTTTAATTATAATAGATAGTAACCGAACCACTTGAACTATTATTAGTAAAATAGATATTAAATGTTTCATTTGTATTCATTAATAAATTATTAACATTTACATACATATCTGCAACGCTTAAATCATTTTGACTTGCACTCATCAATATACCCTGACTTGCATTTGTGCCTATTGTAGCCGTCCCTGTACCTGCTGTTGTAACTTCTAATATAGTTTGATTAATTACTTTATTAATTGGCACCACGCCTATTTCTTTTATTGTATCAGTGACATTAAAAGTAGTTCGGATATATCCCAAACTATCATCAATAACAGTATTAACATTATTCAATAAATTAATTTTACTAATTGTTTGAATAGGATTAATTTTAGTTACTTTTTGCTCTACTTTTACCTTAGTTACTGACACGTTATTACTCTAAATTTGTTATTGTATTTTCAACTGTTATTGTACCTTTTAAAATTAACTCCTCAACCCCTGCTACACTTTGTATAATATCATAATAATAAGTTTCTAATTCTAAACTTTCAGTCGTTGCCTTACTTAATGCTAATTGTACAATATGATTTGTTGGCTTAGTAACTGTAAAATTTGCAATAAAATTACTATCCTTATCTCTTATTTTTGATGTAAAGGTATAAGTACTAATATTTAAAGTTTCAAAATCTAATTGATGTATAAAATTAGTATTTCTATAAATTATTAAGTTATCTACTGCTGGTATTCTCATTTTTTAACGCTTTTAGTTGTTCTTGCTGATTTTAAGGGCTTTTTATTATCTAAGGTAATATTTATATCATTATCGGTTTGTAATTCAATTAACGGCTTTTGTGGTGCTTTTAAAATAGTAATCTCTTTAGCAATTCCCAATTCAATTAATTTTGTTGCTTTTGAAGTTTCCATACTAAATTCATCACCTTGATAAAAACCCAAACCACTTTTTATTATTAATAATTTAATCATAATTTTAATTTAAAAATAGGGGAGTTTTAAGGCTCCCCAAATAATATTAATATGTTACAACTGTATCGTATTGTGAAATAGGATTAACTGTTGAACCACCAAGTAAAGCACCAAAACCAAATACTGCTGTATCTGTACCTGTGTGTGATAAATCAGGTGTTACACTTATTCTAAAGTATTGTTCTTCAGGACTTAATTGTAATCTATAAGTCCATTGTCCATATTTATTAGTATCTGCACCAGTTTCTACTGTTTCGTAAGAACCAGTTGCACCAAATAAGAATTCTGGAGTACTCCAAGTTGAATTGTTTGTAGAATATTCAATAGTTACTTTAAAACCTAAAGTTTTGTCCGCTGTTAAAGATGTTTTCCAATCTAAAACAACCAAAGCACTATCAACAAATCCTTGTTCAATTTGTCTATTAACTACATTACCAACTACTTGAGTAGTGTCGCCTGTACCAGCTGCAACTGCACTACCCAAACCAATTCCTGCTAATCTAACATTAGCAAAGGCGTCTATTTTACTTGCGTATGACATTTTTAAATTCCTTATTATTTATTTTTTTATTATAATGAATATGCTACTTGTTCCATAATAGCAACCGCACCACGATAAGATAGCATCATATCTTGTCTTGTTTCAATTCTAATTATAGTTTCGTCAGAATCTTTACCATATTTTAAACTACCGTTTGCGTCAGTATATACATCATTTCTTGTAACTTCTAACTTCAATTCTTGTTGAATACCTTGCATAATTTTGCTACCGTCAATTAACCAAATTTCAGATTTATCAGTTGAAATAGTATTTGAAATTGTATTTGAAACTATTACAGGTATGCCGTAAATTGTGTTGCTTGAACTTAATTCAGTTGCTATTGTTGCGTTGTTACCTGTAGTTGTTGCTAAAGATAAAATGTAATAATAACTTCTTGATGACATTAAAATTCTACATTGTGATAATTCAATATTTTGAGCCAAAGCACTATCAATTTTATTGATTAATTTTAACATATCTGCAATTACATTTGTTAAAGATGTACCCGCAGAGTTAAATTTATTACCGCTTAATGCTTGAGTGTATAAACCTAAGAATGAACTCGCTCCACCTGTACCTTTTAAGAATTGAGCATCTACCATTAAAGATAATTTAGTTTGTAATTTTTGAACAAGGTAAGGCAATACTTGATAATCTGCACTATCAATTAATTCATTACCAACTGCTAAATGACCTTTAATAATTTTAGATTTTAATTCATAAGTACCAAATGAACTCAAATCAATAACACCACCTGCTTGTTGTAATTCAACGTAAGTAGGGTCACCACCTGCAATCGTATCATAAGGCAAAGTTAAAGCACCTTTGCTCATAGGTACTTTCATCGTAGGTATTTTGTCAAAAATAGTTTTTTGAAACAAATAAGGCAAAATCTCTTCATACATTACATCAGAAACTAAATAACCACCGTCAGTCATTGATGTTAAGCCCAAAGATTTTTGTGCCGTTAAGTGTGCATAAGCATTAATACCACTATCATTTTTAACGTTTTCTAATGCTTTTACAACTGCATTTCTATCGTTATTGGTGTTTAATGTTCTTTTACCTTCAACTAAATATTTCATAACTCCAAGTGCTTTAACCGCTGGAGTTAATTTATCAATATTTGAGTTGTAATCATTAACAACTAAAGTGCTTTTTGCTACACTTTCAGTAATTCTATTTTCTAAATTATTGTAATTTGTTTTCATTACATCTAATTCAGATTTAACCGCTTGTAATTCTACATTCAACGGCTCTATGCTGTTAGTAACTGCAGACTTTACTGCATTTACTACTTCATTATTTTGCTCCATATAGGGCTCCTTTTATTATATTATTAATTTCTAATTCAAATTCTTTTACATCAAAGTAATTATCATTTTTAACTTCAGGTTTTAAACCTGTTTCCATATTTGTTTTTTCTTCAAGTGCTTCAATTTTGCTTTCCATTTCAGATAGCATACTATCAATTTCGGCTTTAATTAATCTAATTCTATCATAGTTCTTTTGTGATAAAACTCTACCTGCTTTTAATTCATTATCATTTTTAATAAATGTTTTAGGTTCGGCTGGGGTGGGTGTCAAACTTAACTCGCCGATAAGCCATTGCTTAATCTCATTATTTGATTTAATTACACTATGCCCAACCGCACCACTACTAACACCTAAATTACCGCTTTTAATCATATCTTTAATAGCGTCTAAATACTTTTGATTATCGTCAATTTGTAACTCTTTCCATAGGTTTGGATTAAGTGCTTTTAACTCGGCTTCAAAACTCAAACCATAGTCATCAATAGCATATTTAATTGTAGTTCCAATCGGTACTCTTTTTAATGTTTCATCAAGTCCGTGATTATACATTAATATTGTTTTGCTATCGTTCTCAACGCCTAAAAAAGTATTCTTAGTAAAATATTCATTTTGTAAATCAACGCTATCAAAAACAACTGCATAACCTTTGATTATGTTATCATTAATTGTTAGTTTTGCTTTTACGTTATCTATAAAAATATTCATTTTAAAACCTCAATTTCTTTTTTTTTCTTTTTTTTAATTTCTTATCCCACGTGTTACACATCTACAATTAACCGCTTCACTCGCAGGCAATCCACTTCCCGCTGGGTGTGGTGTTTCATAACCACCTACACTAAACATACCCTTATCATTTTGCTTTTGTCCATCGGCTTTTCTGTGGCTCATTCTCACTTTACTATCTCTTTGACTAATCCACATCAATTTAAAATTATATTTATCTGCAATTACTCTTTTAGTATTTTCACTTGTATATGTTGCAACTGTTCTACCTATTGCATTTACTCTGCTTGCCTTATATACCAAATCAAACTTATTATTAATAGTTTTAGCAATTTCTTTTGTAAGTTCCTCTTTGCTTAAATCTTTGCCTTGCTCTTTTGCTTTTTTTATAATATCGTCAGTATCTTTAATCAATGTTTCTAAAGTATCTTTGTCTAATCTATTAGTATCATTCAATATTTTAGTAATTTCTTTTGAGTAATCAAGTCCGATTTTATCTTTTAAATTAACTTCGTTCAAAACTTTTCTTAAATTTTCAAATGCTAATTTCTCTTTTGTAGTTTTAGTTCTTTTTGCAATCATATCTAAATAAAAATTCAAATCAAAATAGAAATCTGCTCTTACTTTTATATTGCCACTCTTCAAAGGTTTGTTAATATTTCTAACTACATCTTTTTGAAT